ATTGGGAACGTCTGATGCTCACCGACTTACAACGTGACTTGCTCGAGTTCCGCCGCGGCCTGTACCGGCCAACCCCGCGGCAAACGGTTGTCGAGTGGACCGAGGCCAACCTCAAACTGACCGCCCGGCAGACCGAAAACCCGGGGCCGTTCTCGACCAGCGTTCGCCCCTACACAAGGGAGCCATTGGAGTGTTGGAAGGACTCCGGGGTCGTCGAGATGACTTTGTGTTGGGGGTCCCAGACCAGTAAAACGACCACCCTGATGGCTGGCCTTGCGTGGCTCATCGACAATGAACCGTCGCCCGCCTTGTGGCTGATGCCCACCGAAAACCTCGCCCGGTCGTTCTCAAAATCCCGGTGGCTTCCAATGCTGGAGGATTGCCCGGCAATCGTGGCGCACTTTCCGCAGGATCGGGACAAACTCACCAACCTCGAACAGCACTTCGACCGATCAACGCTGACGTTCGTTGGCAGCAACAGCCCGGCAAACCTCGCCTCTCGCCCCGTCCGGGTATTGGTGGCTGACGAGGTTGACAAGTTCGCCCAGGCCACCGAGCGGGAAGCCGACGCCCTCGACTTGGCCGAGCAGCGCCTCAAAGCGTTCAGTTCGTCCAAACTGTTTCTAACATCGACACCCACCACCACCGACGGGCGCATCTGGCAACGGTTCCTCCGCGGGGACCAGCGCCGGTTCTATCTACCCTGCCCCCATTGCAAGGCACCGATCCGACTTGAGTGGAGACAGGTCAAATGGGACGAGACCGCCAAACTCGAAGACGGAAAGTGGGACTTCGGTCGGGTCCGCGCCTCCGCCCGGTACGAATGCCAACTTTGCAAGGGCAACATGACCGACGCGCAAAAGGTCGCCGGACTTCGCCATGGGCAATGGATCCCGGAGAACAAGGGAGCGCTACCCGGGGTGCGTTCCTACCATCTTTCGAGCCTCTACAGCCCGGATCGAAAATGCACTTGGGGACACCTCGCCGTGCAGTTCCTCGAAGCCAAGGAATCACTGTTGGGCCTCCAGTCGTTCGTGAACGGTAACTTAGCCGAACCGTGGGAGAACCAAGCCGCGCCACGGCAACGGGAGGAACTCATCGTGTCGGGCACCGAGGGCCTGACGGACAAGTGCGTAAAGTTCTTGACCGTGGATTGCCAAGCCTCCAGCCCGCACTTCTGGTTCGTGGTTCGAGCATGGAACGAAGACGGATCCTCCCGGGCGGTTGACGCCGGACCCCTCGACACTTGGCACGACGTGCGCGAGAAACAACGGGAACACGGGGTCGGGGACGTCCACGTCGTCATTGACTCGGGCTATGATGCCCCAACGGTTTACGCCGAATGCCTCCGGTGGGGGCGGTTCGTGGCTCGCACCGGGCGGGTGCCGCTTTGGGTCGGGTGGATGCCATCAAAGGGAATGCCCCGGAAGGGATGGCGCAACCCAAAGACCGGAGTAGACGAGCCATTCTTCCTCCGAGGAATTGACCCGCGGGTTGGCGACAACGCCGGCAACCAAGGCCGTCTCGAACTCAAGCTTTTGGAGTTCGGCACCGACGTGACCAAGGACATCCTCGAACGCCTACGCAAGGGCAAGGTCAGCACCCGGTGGGAGGTCGCCGAAAAGGTCGCCACGCCGGACTATTGGCGTCACCTCGACTGCGAGCAAAAGGTCGCCCGCCTATCAAGCGCCACCGGACGAACGACGTGGACGTGGCTGCCCCGCTCATCAAAATGGCCGAATCACCTCGCCGACTGTGAAGTCATGCAGGTGGCCGCCGCGATCTTCCACAACCGGCTTCGCATCAATTCCGCCTCGAATGCAGACTGACCTACTGACGACCAAGGAACTCGCCGCCATGCTCAAGCGGGCTCCTTCCTACGTCTACGCGATGAAGGCCCGAGGGTTCCCAATGCCTGGTGGGCGGGCCAGGCTTGGCGAGGCTCTTGTCTGGCTGACCAAACACCCGCAACCAAGGGCAGAACGCCGTCACGGGCGGAAATGAGCAACGACGGGCCAACCCAACCCTAGCGTCCGGCGGCTGATCGTGCGGACTTTGAATCGTGGCAGTTTCCTCTGCATTCGCCCGCGGCCTCCTGCGTCACGTCTATTCGACCGTGACCCACGGAGCCACGTTGCTGGACAAGCTCAACTCGCTCAACAACGAAGCTGTCCATGCCCTGGAGACTGGCAAGGTTCTCCAGCAGACCACCGGCAATGGGCGATCGGTTACCTTCCAGGTCAATGCCCAGGAGGGTGTTACCCCGACCGAGATGGCTGAGACCTATTCGAGGCTGCTGGACCTGTACGACGATGCCGTCTCCGCTGGGAACGTGACAGACGCCACCCGGTATGCGTACATGATGGCACGGCTGAAACCCATCCGTTCCTTCCGCAACGACTTCTCGAACCTGATCCGATGAACCTCCTTCGACGCCTCGCCGCCGCTACCCGGTTCGTCGTCGCCCCGAGCGCACGTTACGAGGGGGCTCGCCATTCCACGCAGCGTTCGACCCTGCACGGTTCGGTCCAGTCGGCCAGTTTCGACATCGACCCTTACAGCCGTTACGAGTTGGTTCGTCGATCCCGATATTTCGAGCGCAACAACGCCTTCGTGAATCGGATCGCTGACCTGTTCGAACAGTACACCGTCGGGCAGGGTTTGGCGTTCTTCCCGTCTTCATCCGATGCCGCCTGGAACGCTTCCGCGCTGAGTTACTGGCGGGACTGGCAACGGTTCGCTGACCTGTCGTCCAGACTGTCATTCGGCAGCCTCCAGGGCATCGTTGCCAGAGCGTTGTTCGTCGATGGCGAGATCTTCATCGTTCTGACCCGAGGCGATAGCGGCAAACCGCGCATTCAGTTGGTGGAATCCCACCGAGTAAAAAGTCCGCCTGTCCAGGACAAGCGCACGGTCATCGACGGTGTCGAGGTCGATGAACGGGGCCGTCCCATCGCCTATTGGATCACGACCGAGGACGGCAAACGGCAGGATGTTTTCCAACGGGTCGATGCCGAGTTCGTTGTCCATGTCTTCGAGCCTGGACGCCCTGGTCAATATCGTGGATTGCCGGCGCTCTACCCGGTCATGAACGACCTCCATGACTTGGACGACCTGCAAATCTTCGAAATGCAAGCCGCCAAGGCAGCCTCGAAGGTGCAGAACGTCATCAAGACCAAGGAAGGCGAGGTCACCGATGACGACATCATCCGCGGGACTGTCACAGGTTCTGACGGGGTCGAGCGGGCCGATTACTACAAAGACGTTTTCGGTGGCGAGGTCGCGGTTCTCAAACACGGGGACGAGTTCAACCAATTCAAGGTCGAGCGTCCGTCTGCAGCGACCAGCGGTTACTGGGATTACCTGACCAGCAAGGTCTGTGCGGGCATCGGAGTGCCGAAGGAAATCGTCCTCCCGACTTCGATGCAGGGAACTTCGATGCGGTCTGTCCTGGACATTGCCAACGCGTTCTTCCGCTCCAGGTCTGCCGTCATTGCTGACCACCTTCGCCGGGTCTATGAGTACGTCATCGAGACCGGCATACGAACCGACCCCTCGCTTCGCATCCCGCCGGCTGATTGGTATCGTTCCACCTTCCGGGCTCCGCGCTCAATCAACGTGGACGTGGGCCGCAATTCCGCCGCCGCGGTTGCTGAGTTCAAGACGGGGATGCGGACCCTCCAGAGCATCTACGCCGAGACCGGGGAAGACTGGCGCGAGCAGCTACGGCAAAAGGCGGCAGAGATTGCCTATGCCCAAGAGCTTGCCCAAGAGTTCAACGTGGACCGGGCCGAGATCATGACTCTCGACCCGAACGAACTTTCGAGCAATAACGCCGCAGCCGCCAACCCGTGAACACCTGGTTCGACATCCAAGCGAAGGCCAACGACGAGGCCGAGATTTATCTCTACGACGAGATCGGTGGCTTTGGCGTGAACGCTAAGTCGTTTATCGACGCCGTCCGGGCGACCGGGGCCAAGCGCATCAACCTCCGCATCAACTCGCCCGGCGGGTCGGTGTTCGACGGCATTGCCATCTACAATTTCCTCCGCGGCCAGGATGTCACCGTCCAGATTGACGGCCTTGCCGCGTCAATTTCTTCGATCATCGCATTGGCCGGAAAGACGGTCCGCATCGCCGGCAACGGGTTCTTCATGATCCACAACCCGTGGGGCGGGGCCATCGGTGAGGCCGACGAAATGCGCCAGACGGCTGACTTGCTCGACAAGATCCGGGACAGCCTCGTGGGCACCTACGCCGCCAAGACCGGCAAGGACTACGACACCATCAAGAAATGGATGGACGCCGAAACTTGGTTCACCGGAGCCGAGGCCAAGGAAGCCGGGTTCGTGGACGAAGTGACCGACGAAATCGCCTTCGCCGCTTCGACCCGGTCGTTCCGCAATGCTCCCGACGCCCTCAAGGCTGTTTCCAAGACCGCGCCCCAGGCTGCCCGCCGCGCATTTGACAAAGGGGTCCAGCAGGTCGAGGACGGCAAAGGGGGCGACGGGCTCGAACCCGCCACCGTCAAGGAGGCCCGAAGCCTCAAGGCCGGTGAGACTCCGACCGAGGCGAAGGTCCGCAAAGCTTACCGTTGGTGGGCTCGCAACGAGCGGTTCCTCGAAGCCGAGGCCGACAGCCCGGCCGACGTGGCTGCAAATCTGTGGGGAGGGGCCGCGGGCCGTGACTGGTTTCGCGCCTTGTACGCCCAACTGGACGAGGACAACGACTCGCCCGAGACCCCGGACAATTCCGAAACCCAACCCCAACCCATGACCAAACTATTCCAGAGCCTCGCCGCCGCCGGGCTCATCTCCTCCGCTGACGTTGCCGAGGACACCGCCGTCACCGAGTTCGAACATTTCTTCGCCGCCTTCAAAAAGGCCAAGGACGACGCCCAAGCCGCGCTCGACCAGATCGCCAACGCCAAGGTCATCTCGACCGTCGAGGCCGCCATTGCCGACGGCCGCATCGCTGCGAACGTCAAGGATGCCTGGGTCGCTCAGATCCAAGCCGACGCCAAGGCCGCCGAGTTGCTGGCCGCGATCCAGACCCCGAAGCCCGGAGCCGACCCCGTTGGGGCGCCGGCCGGTGCGGGTGGCAAAGCTTCCGACGAACTCCGCGCTGAGTTTGATCGGATCACCGATCCGAAACAGCGCACGGCTTTCTGGTCCGCGAACAAGGCCCAGTTGCTGAAACGGTAACCTCACAACCAACCCAAACACACCATGCCCAATACCCTCGACTCCGGCCTGAATGGGACGCTCATCTCCCAAGCGGGCCTCGATGCCTTCGTCGGAGCCTTCGCTCCCATGTCGGCCTTCACCACCGACTTCGACCCGGCTCCCGCCTCGAAGTCCGATACCATCCAGGTGCCTTACGTTCCGGCCGCCTCCGCCGCCGCGGACTTCGCTGGCACTTACACCCGCCAGGACTCGACCCTGAACAAACGCACCATCACGCTGAACAAGCACAAGTTCGTGTCTTGGTATCTGTCCGACGTGGCCATCGCCAAGAGCCCAGCCGTCACCCTCGAACGCTTTGGAATGCAGAAGGGTTTCCAGTTGGCCAAGGCCGTGTTCCAGGACGTTCTGTCCGCGGTCACCCTTGCCAACTACGGAGCCGCCGCTCACACCGGCCTCGCCGCAAACTTCGACTACGCCGACATCGTTGACATCAAGGACGCGTGCGACACCGCCGAGATGCCCGAGATGCCCCGGAGCCTTGTGCTGTCGTCCAGCTACTACAACGCCCTGCTGAAGGACTCCGTCATCAAAGATGCGGGTGCCCTCGGCGCGACCGCCAACCAGACCGGCAGCCTCCCGAACCTGTCCGGGTTCATGACTTACCGTTCGAGCTTAGTCCCGGCCAACGCCCAGAACCTCGTTGGCTTCGCCGCGTTCCCGTCCGCCTTGGTCACCGCGATGCGTTACCTCCAGCCCTCGGGCCGCAGTCAGGACGGCATCTATCGCCCCGTGGCCGACGAGTCCACCGGCATCACCCTTGGGTACCGCGAGTTCTACGACAACGACAAGGGCGAGGTTGTCGCCGTGCTGGAGTGCTTCTACGGCTACGCCCTTGGCGAGGCCGCTGCCCTCAAGCGCATCGTGTCGGCCTAATCGCCATGCGACTCGGCATTCTCATCGCTGACGGCAAGGTCGTTCTTGGACCCGCTCCGGCCTCAAAGGTCGAAGCTGAGTTCAAGGCGGCCGTGCAGTCGGGCGCAAACGGTGTGGGCGTCATCGAGCTTTGGTCCGAGGACCGGGGCCGCGAGAAGCGCCACAAGTTCCCGCAGGGGACCGCGCCGGTCTCCGCGCCTGTGGCTGACAAGCCGCGGAAGAAATAACACCGAGCCAACCATGAACGCGGCCGACACGGCACTTGCGACCGGATTCACCACCTTGCTGGCAACGGCAGGGGACACGGTGACTTTCCGGGGTGCTTCCGTGTCGGCCGTGGTTAACTGGGTGCCGTTCGACGAAAAGCCGTTCCCTGACAGCCCGGACTTCGACCGCGAGGCCACCTCCCGGGTCGAGTTCGTGGACGGTGCGGTGAGTCCCGCGCCCCGGGTCGGTGAGATCATCACCCAAGGCACCAAATACCACCGCATCCAGTCGGTCCGATTCAACGGTCTGGCTTGGTTAATGGATTGTGAGGTGACAACGTGACTCTGACCTTCGAGACCAACCTCGACGAGTTCAACGCAGCGCTGACCCGCTACGCCGCGCTATCGAGCAAAGGGGCGGCCGAGGCCGTCGCTAAAAAGGGAGCCGACTTCGGTTTCCGGTTGTCCCGCAAACTGCTGACCCTCGCCCCGGACAAAGGGTCCGTCCGCGAGAGCCGACTCGCCGCGCTGGCTTCAGGTGGAGGCCTCAAGATCCGAGACAAGATCCGCCAACGGGTCTACGCCAAGCTAGGCGTCTCCCAGACCCTCGCCGGTCGCAAGCTCCGCATGGGCGGCAAAAAGCTTTCCGCGTCCAAACTCGTCGGTGGAAAGCGTCTAAATCTGCAAGCGCTCCTCGTTCGGGCCGAACTCAATGCCCGCGAAAGTGGCCGCGGGTTCTCCGCGTTTTCTGCCCGGTACAAATCCCTTTCCCAGCAACTGGCCGCTGACCGTTTCGGTGAGCAGCGCCGGAAGATCATCGACCGATACAGTCGGTTCTTGTCCGAGGTCGGTTTCAAGCGGGACCGTGATTCTTCCAACCTGACATTCCGATGGGGCGGCAACGAGTCATCCGGCAAGATGGCCGTGGCACTCCAGAAACCGCGCCAACAGGCCGCTATCGCCGCCGCGCTCGACGAGGCCCGCGCCGACATGATGGACTATATCATCCGCAAACAGACCCAAGCCGCCCGGACGATGGCAATCTGACCCATGCTTTCCCTCGCTTCCATGCAGTCAACGGTGGCCGCGGCAATCACTGCCAACGCCTTTTTCTCAGCAAGCCCGGCCGTGTCCTGCATTGCTGACGACGGTCTTCAGGACTCAGCCATCGAAACCCAGCTTCGTTCCGTTGGCTGCGTCGTGGTTGTCCCTCCGATCCTCCGGGCCATGCGTCGGGACCTCGGTGCCGGAAAGTTGCTTCTGGACGCCGAAATCGTGGTCCGAGTGTTGGTCAATCCGCACGTCAACGCAGCGGCCGGAGGAGCCAACCGAAACGTCTATTCCGCCGTGGCTGCCGCTACCCAGGCCGTCTTGTCGTGGGTGCCCGCAACCGCCGGGGACCGCCGCTTTGAGACCTCCGAGGACTTCCTCCAGATCGCAGTCAACGACACCGGCCTCCTCGGCTACCATCTCCTTTTCACCAAACTCTCAACCCTGAACTGATCCCAACCAACCCATGAACACCGCCCCAGTCATCCTCGGCAATCACGGCTTTTTCTTCCGCGATGGCGCGAGCTTCACCGTCCCGTCTGCCGGCACTGCCAGCCGCACTTCCAAGCCCGGAGCCGCTGACACCGGATGGATTGACCTTGGCATTCTGTCCGAGGCCACGATTCAGCACGAACGCGAAGAGCGCGACATCTTCGCCCCGACCCCGGGCGTGATGCGTTTGTACGACGTCATCGAGACCAAGCGCCAATTGTCCATCAACCTGACCGCGCAGGAACTCAGCCCGCTGGCGTTTGAGTTGATCTTCGGGACGCTGGCCCTGACCAGCGCCTCGACCCAGTACAACCCGCTCGAAGGCGCGACCAAAAAGGGCTGGCTCAAGATGCAGCAGTACAATCAGACAGACGCCATCGTTAACACGGTGGACGTTTACGTTCAGATCAAGGTCTCGGGTGAAATCACCTTCGGGGACAACGTGGTCACCGCTCAGTTCGAGGCCCGCGTTCTCCATTCGACGTTAAACACCGGCACCTTGGCCTAACCCACCCACCGCAATGCCAGCCGATCCAATCACGCCCGGCTTGGCCGCGGCATGGAACAACACAGGCCCGACTATTTACGGTGTTCCTTCAAGGTTCACCGCAGCCGTTCGGGCGCAGTCAAATCAAAGCATTGGCTCGACTCTCACCTCGACTTTCGACGGGGTCAGTTTGCAGGGAACGCTTACCACGGTCTCGAATCGGGCTGTCCTGCTGACCGCTCAGTCGACTCCGGCGCAAAACGGCATCTACGTTACCGGGGCTGGGGCGGTTTCGGTTGCGATCACTGACTCGTTTGGTGCTGGAACCAAAACAGTCACCGCCCTGGTCGCTGGCCGCCTGTATTACTGGATACCGCAGAACGGCTACAACGTCACGAATGGCACCGAGACCCTGACAGCCGCTGGCTTCATTGCTGCGTCTGGGGCCGGTTCCTTGACGTTCCAAGGCCCTGCTGGTCAGAGCCAGGCGGACAGTCTGTACGAAGCTGGCCTTGTGCGTCTGACCTTGTTCGATGCCCCGAATGAGTTCCCCGTCGAGTTGGTGGTCAACGTCACTGGCGGAACGTCTGCAAATACCTGGTGGCAACTGACCTCGACTGTGGTCACAGTTGGATCGTCTGCGATCACGTTCTCCCAGATCACGGTGTCGAGCCTGGACGTTGGCTACGAGGATAACGGCTTCGACAATTCCGCGCCAGGAAACAGGACGCCAAACAACGCGACGGCGTTCCAGGACACTCCGCCCGAGGTGACCACCGCCCCGCTGTTGGACGCTCCGATTACGATGACCAACACGCCGCCGGACGGCAAGGTTCCGAGCAACGCAACTGGATTCGACAACGCTCCGGCAACCGCGCTGGTTCTCCAGGGCGAGACGAGTCCGGTGGCTGGAATCACCACGCCCGCCAGCCCGACGGCTGTCACCCACCTGGCGACGCTCACCGCTGGGACCAATTACCTTGTCCAGGTTGGAGCTCGACTCGCTCCTGTCACGATTACGCTGCCCGACCCTGGCAGTTTGGCCCAGCGAATCGAAATCGCGGACATCACCGGCCAGGCTGCGACCTACGCGGTCACGGTCAATGCCGGAACAAAAGATATCGAGACGGCAGGTCAAACGTCTTACATTATCAACCGCAACGACGCGGTCCTTGTGCTGAGTTACACTGGAACCAAGTGGAAAATCCTCTGATACCATGATCTCAAAACACGCAATCGGAACGACCGCCACCCTTGTCAGATCCGGTGAAGAACGCCGTTGGATCATCATTCAAAACCTTTCGGATACCGAGGTCTTTTTGGCTCTGGATGGATCAACCGACGTAACCATAGCATCTGGATCGAAACCGGGTGTTCGGATAGCAGCAAACGGTGGGACTCTCAGCGTTGGTGAAAGTCAACGCGACACGACCACCAATTTCCCGGTCTACGCAATCCACGGTGGAACCGGCACCAAGGACATCAGCTTTCAATTTTTACCTTAACCACCCAAAACCATGAGTTGGAATCTTCAACAGCCGATTACAGCCGAACTCGCCGCAAACAAAGCGAACAAGGACGGCACCGACTTCACGAATCCGGCCACTTGGCGCACGGGCCTGGACGTTGTCAACACCGCAGAGTCACGCCGCCAGGGCAGCATGGTGACGGAATCGGTCAACTTCGATGGTGCGACGACAAGCACGCGAATCACCTCGACGCTGACGGGTCAGAATATCGGCACGGGGGATTTCAGCTTGTGGAGCCGGTTTCGTGTTCCTGCGAGTTTTGCCGGAAATCCCGGCGTACTGTGGTTAACCGATTCCAACAGCGCAACATTCCGCGCCAATGCATTCGGCATTTATCTTGAATCTAGCGGTGGTGGACAACTTCGTGTGTTCCGTTACGGGACTACACCAGCAACAGAC